CACTTTGGAAGATGAATGCGCTGCGCAAGGTTTGGATTGGGAAGAAGTCTTGGAACAACTCGCTCGTGAAAAAGCCAAAATCACCGAGCTTGGATTGAGCATTAATGATGTGAATAGCATTTTAAACACCGTCACAGAACAACCAGAAAAAGAGGATGAACAACAATGAGAATATGGAACACACAAGTGTGGAATAAAGTCACAGGTGAGCCATGGGCAATTACTGAGACTGCCTTAGAGACGATTATGAGTATCGCTTCCAGACAAAACGAAAGCCCAGAGGCAGTCGCATCCAAATTAGGGCGTGAGTTGCAAAACACCTACAATGTCGTGGAGCGTGATGGTGTTGCGATTTTGCCTGTTGCTGGGCCATTATTCAGGTATGCGAATATTTTTACATCGATCAGCGGTGCAACCAGTTATGAATTGATTGCGAAAGATTTTAGATCTGCGCTGGATAATCCTCAAATCAAAGCCATCATTTTGGATATTGATTCACCCGGTGGTGAGGTTAATGGTGTATCCGAATTATCATCCATGATTTACGAGGCCAGAGGGATAAAACCCATTATTGCATATGCATCTGGGGACGCGGCATCGGGAGCATATTGGATTGCATCTGCCGCCGATGAGATCGTTGTGTCCGAAACATCGGCGCTGGGATCAATTGGCGTTGTTGGCATGTATCGTGCCGATAAAGACGATAACGCCATTGAAATTGTTTCATCCCAATCACCAAACAAACGCCTTGATCCAACAAGTGATGAGGGGCGCACCAAAATACAAACACACATCGACTCTATGGCCGATGTTTTTATTAACACAATTGCTCGTCACCGCAATATCGATCCATCAAAAGTTTTAAGCGATTATGGCGGTGGCGATGTAATGATTGGTCAACATGCCGTATCCGCAGGAATGGCAGATCGCATCGGATCACTTGAACATCTCATACATGAATTATCCTCTTCATCATCCCTTCAATCTGAGGGGATTTTAGTATCAACCACACCAACCCAAAAGGAGAAACTATCCATGACACCAGAAGAATTAAAAGCCAATCATCCCGAATTGGTGACCACGATGACAGCCGATGCAAAAGCGGAAGAGCGTAAACGCTTTGAAGATATTCTTGGATCGGATGAAGCTAAAGGCCGTGAAAAACTCGCACAAGAAATTGCGATGGGAACAGAACTCAGCGCGATGGAGGCGAAACAGCTTTTATCGTGTGCATCACCTGATGTGAAAGCTGGCGTTTCTGATTTTGAAACAGCCATGGCTGCGACAAAAAATCCTGACATTCAACCCGATAATGAAACCCCAGAGGATGATGTGAATGCCGTAGCCGCACGCATCGCCAATATGGGTTAAGGGCGCGAACCTCTTTTCTTTCTAACTTTTTTTCAAATCAAAAATAGGAGTAATAAAACTATGACACGAACATCTGGATTTAATGATCAGGGCGATTACGTCCCATGCAATTTACTTGCAGGAGAATTTCCGCGAGTAGAGCGATTGGTCACAATCGCCTCTGGTCAAAACTTAACCAAAGGATCTGTCCTTGGAAAAATCACGGCCAGTGGCAAATTTACTTTAAGCCTCACGGCCTCAAATGACGGATCAGAAATTCCCGATGCGGTATTGGCAGAGGATATTGATGCCTCGCTTGGCGATGCACAAGCCGTTGTGTATTTCAGCGGTGAATTCAATACCAAGGCTCTAAAACTTGGTGCTGGTCACACGATTGAAAGCATCTCAACACCGCTTCGTAGTAAAAACATCAACCTACGCCAAAACCTCTCAGCATAGAGCCAAAGGCTCTTTGTCTATTCGCCTGAATATCCTTTAGGCATTTCATCACCCAATAACACTTAATCTTAAATTTTATACAAAGGAGTATTATCCCATGTCCGTTGATATTTTCAGCACCCATGTTTTAACCCGTGTGGTCGAAAACCTAAACCGTCCGAGTTCGTTTCTCTTGGATTCATTCTTTGGTCAAGAACAGACCGAAGAATCCGAAGAAATTCACTTTGATATCGATAAATCAAAACCACGCCTCACACCTTTTGTTTCACCTCTTGTCGCTGGACAAGTGGTTGATGATGAGGGCTATGTGACCAAGAGTTTCAAACCAGCCTATGCGAAAGATAAACGCCGCTTTGATCCATTGCGTCCACTTAAACGCTCTATCGGTGAAAAAATCGGTGGTACATTAACACCGCAACAACGCCTTGAATCCAATTTGAATCGTACCATGATGAAACAATTGGAAAACCTGACACGCCGTGAGGAAGTGATGGCATCGGAAGCGTTGCGAACGGGTAAGATTACCGTTGAAGGTGATAATTACCCCACCGTTGTTGTTGATTTTGGGCGTGATCCTGAATTAACAGTGGCGTTGGCTGGATCATCACGATGGGGTGAAGCGACAGTGAACCCACTGGATGACCTTGAGGATTGGGTTGCCACCGTTCAAGAAAAATCAGGTGCGGTTGCGCGAACTGTGATCATGGACACAAAGGCGTGGCGTCTTTTCAAATCCAATGAAAAAATCGAAAAACTTCTCGATATTCGCCGCCTTCGTGATGACGCTGGTATCAATCTGGGGCCGATTGCGTTTGGTCAAGGAAATGAATTGGCACGTTATGTGGGTTCAATCGGTGATCTTGATTTTTGGATTTACAATGATCGCTATGTCGATGAACAGGATCAAACACAAAAACTGCTTCCTGATTATACCGTGTTAATCGGCAGCACATCCCAACTTGAAGGGACACGTTGCTACGGTTCGATCTTGGATGAAAAAGCCAATTATCGCGCACAGCGTTATTTCTCTAAATCATGGTTAGAGGAAGATCCTGCGGTGCGTTGGTTGTTGTTACAATCTGCGCCACTTCTTGTGCCGTACCGTCCTAACGCATCATTTTGTGCAACTGTTCGATAAGGAGAAACATCATGCAAATTAAAGCTCTTATTACCCTTCATGTTGATGGTGAAGCTGCGAAGCCAGGGACAGTGATTGACCTTGATGATAATGAGGCGAAAGCTCTCATTAAGCGAGGTTTCGCCACGGTCACAGACCGTTTATCTGAAAAGGATAATTCTGAGAATGATGCAACACCAGTTGTTGAACCCACCAATAAAGGGCCATCGTTGGAAGATGTGATCGAAGTCATTGAAATGCTTGATCCTGAGACAGATTTCACCAAGGATGGATCGCCAAAGGTTGAAATTATTGAATCCTTATTGGAGGAGAATATCTCAGGTGACATGCGTGACAAGGCTTGGGAACAATTACAAAAAGATCGTGAGGTCAACGCCTCATGAGCAGATTTCAAGCTATAGCTGCTCAGAGCATAGAGAGCCTGTTTCGTGTGTTTGCGGATCAGGCTCTTCTTATTTGCAGGGACGGAACGCAAATTACCGCCCCTGTGATTTCAAGATTTTCCGATGAGATTGTCGATATATTAGACACTCGTGTTCATAGCGATACACGAATATTTGATGTTAAATCGCAAGATATTCCAACAGGGAAAATATTGGATGCCATTCATCTGAATGATCGTATTTACAAGGTTCAAGGTGAACCAGTCCAAGATCAACATCAATTATCCTTAAGGGTTGAAGCGTATGAGACTGAAAGCAGCCCTTAAAGGCGATTTAAAAAAACACATGCGCGATGAATATCGGCGTGCCGAACGTGGTTGGAGAAGCCACTGACGGATTAAAGATGACAATGAGACGTCAGGTTTTATCCGCTGGTTTAGGACAGCGCCTTGCCAATACATGGAGAGGCGTTGTGTATCCACGGGGACAATCCTCTATTCGTTCGGCTGGCGTTATTTACACAAAGGCGAGCAAAATTATGGAGGGGTTTGATAAAGGAACGGTTATTCGATCTACAGACGGATTTTGGTTGGCTATCCCAACGCCCAATGCGCCAAAACGTGTGATGGGTAAAAAGACCACACCCGGAAATTTAGAAAAAGCCAAAGGAATCAGGTTGCAGTTTGTTTATCGTGCCAATGGCCCGTCACTCCTCGTGGCAAAAGATCATCAACCATCCTATAGACGCAAAACAGGTGAATTAAGTGGTTTTAGAAAGGCTAGTAATCGCACGTTAAAAACAGGTCGTGGCCTCACAAGCGTTGTGATGTTTTGGCTCGTTCCACAGGTGAAAATGCCGAAACATCTGTCATTCCAAAAACAAGCCAAAAAATGGAATGGCCGTATCCCTAATTATATGCTGAAACATTGGCCAGACAATTAACATGACATTATCAAAACGTGAACAAGCCCTTCAGGGGCTTTTTTTATGGCTGAAGCAAGATTTAGTCAATGTGCAAGTGTGCCGTAATGAACCATTCCCCACCAAAGTTCCAAAGGGGGGCTTGGTGATTATGCGTGATGGCGATATCGGTGAACCTGAGATCACATTATCACCCACGCGCTATCATTATGCCCATGCTGTGGAATTGGAAGTGATGATTCAAAATTCCGACCCTGATGGGCGTGATCAAAAACTGGATCAACTCATGGTGCAAATCGGTCAGATATTAACCGAACCTATCACCAGTTACATCCAACTCTCCGACTATGTGGATTATCTGCATGTCGGAACACCAGAAATGATGACGGATGCCCCAGAAGGTGTGTCCGCAATCAAGGCGGCGCTTGTGTCTGTTTTTTTAGAATACTCAACACTCAACCCACTACTTTAAAGGAGAATAAATATGTCCCGTGCTTATGGCTGGAATGCCAGAATGTTAATTGGATTTGAAGCCACTTATGGAGTGCCATCAATCCCCGATGATTTTTTTCAAGTTCCATTTACATCCAATGATCTGGATTCATCGCAAGGTTTGATTGAATCAAATGTCCTTGGTTTAGGCCGTGATCCCACCGAACCATTTCAGGATGTGATTAATGTGGATGGCGATATTGTCGTTCCCGTTGACCTTCGTAATATGGGTTTCTGGTTGAAGTGCATCTTTGGTGATGCCACAACAACAGGCGCTGGACCATATGTTCACGAATTTAAATCTGGTGCGACCAGCTTGCCAAGTCTGGCCGTTGAAAAAGGCATGCCTGAAATTCCTGATTATCCAATGTTCACAGGTGTTCGTGCCAACAGCATCGCTTTTAATTTTGCGCGATCTGGAGAAGCTCAAACAACAATCAGTTTGATTGGACAAAGCGAAACACCGCAAAATGCAACCTTCGTCAATAATCCCGATCAATTGGATTATACGAAATTTTCTCAATTCCAAGGCTCAGTCAAACAAGGTGGAACAGTTCTGGCCAATGTCACATCGGCATCACTGACTTACAGTAATAATTTAGAGAAAATCGAAACCATCCGCGATGACGGAAAGATTGATGGGGTTGATCCGGGTGTTGCTTCCTTAAGTGGTAATATTGCCGTGCGCTATGCCGATAATTCCTTGATGGATGCGGCGCGGTCAGGCACACCGATTGATCTCGAATTTGCCTATAAAATTGATGATGACCGTTCCCTTGTTTTGACATGCCATCGTGTCTTTTTACCCAAACCAAAACGATCTGTGTCTGGCCCCGGTGGCATTGAAGCATCCTATGATTATCAAGGCTCAAAAGACCCAGCCTTGGGACAGATGATTACAGCAATATTAAAAAATGATGTGGAGGATTATTAATGTTAAAGCTCAATATACAAACCGAACCTTATTGGATTGAACTTGGACTTGGTGTTCGCGTTCAAGTTCATCCCTGCACAAGTCCGATATTTTATGCGGCACGGGCATTCATGAATAAACGCCTCCAAGATATCGGTGAAGAATACCGCAAAAGAAAAGAGATAGGATCATCCGTTGAAGATCTCCCTGATGTTGAAAATCCCGAAATACGAGAAGCCTTGGCAGAGGAATATTTGGCGCGTGGTTTGGCGCGATCTGCCATTATTGATTGGGAGGGTATATTGGAAGCCGATGGCGAGGATAAAGCCCCTGTCACTCCTGAAAAAATCGATGAGTTGATGACAGGATTTTGGTCAATTGCCGCCAGCTTCTCTCAACAATATACTGGTGTGAGGGAGTTAATAGAAGCGGAAAAAAAAGACTTGAGCGCCGATCTGAATGGCACTTCGGAGACGGTGCAACCTACTGCCAAAACTGCCCCGAAAAATGCGCGGAATGCCCGTTCGAAGAAAACAGCCCCCAAAGCCTAGAGGGGTTTCAAGCGTGGGATATTGCGGTTCGTATCGCTCCACAAATTAGACAAGATTTCCCATTGTCGGATGCCTTCATTTTGGTTGAGGCTTTGGGATATACGCGTCACGCCATGGGTGAACTCCTGCCAGCCATTGCCCGTGGCGTGACATCAGCACTGCTGAAAAAAAACTGAATATTTTTTCAAAAATCATGAATTCTAAGCATAAATAGTAGGTAGGGAAAATTAATTCCCACAACTAAAAATAAGGAAAAAATAATCAATAAAGAACTATTT